CGAATTACTGGTTTAAGCGCAAAACCTATCTCTATCTGACGTCTCTCGGACTCGATAAGGGGGCTATTCGTGAAATCAATCGTTAAACGTTGCAGTGTGGCCGCCGTGCTGGCGCTGGCAGCGCTGATGCCTGACTTTCGTCTGCTTAACACCTCGCCCGAGGGGCTGGCGCTGATTGCCGACCTTGAAGGTTGTCGCCTGACGCCTTACCAGTGCAGCGCGGGAGTGTGGACGTCAGGCATCGGCCACACTGCAGGCGTCGTGCCTAAGGGGGAAATCACCGAACGTCAGGCGGCGGCGAACCTTGTCGCGGATGTGCTGAACGTCGAGAAACGTCTGGCCGTATGCGCGCCGGTGAAAATGCCGCAGCACGTTTACGACGCGCTGGTCAGCTTCTCATTCAACGTGGGAACCGGAGCGGCCTGCCGGTCGACGCTGGTCACGTTTATTAAGCGCCAGCAATGGCCGCAGGCGTGCGACCAGCTCACCCGCTGGGTTTACGTGAATGGCGAAATTAACAAGGGGCTGGAGAACCGCCGCGCGCGTGAGCGTGCCTACTGCCTGAGGGGGATTCAATGAAAGTGATGTTGTTTTTACTGGCCGCGCTGATGGCGGTTGTGCTCTGGCAGCGTCATGAAAACTGCAACCTGACGCGCTCGTTTGAACGGGCAAACAGGGTCGCCACCGAACAAAAAACCGCGATCGGAATGCTGAAAAATCAGCTTTCCGTTTCGCAGGGAATTGCCAGGCGAAATGAAACCGCGCAGGTCAGTTTACGCGGCGAACTGCTGGCCGCCGGTGCAATGGCCGTGCGGCGTGAACAAACCATTACGAGGCTGATAAATGAGAATGAAACGTTACGCCGCTGGTACAGCGCTGAGCTGCCTGATGTTGTGCGTCGGCTGCACACCCGCGCCGCTTGCGCCTCCGCCGGTCATTGTTTACAGCGCCTGCCCGAAGGTGAGCTATTGCCCGATGCCGGGAAGCGACCCGGCCACTAATGGCGACCTGAGCGCCGATATACGCAGGCTTGAGCACGCGCTCGCCGCCTGCGCGCTGCAGGTTGAAACCGTCAAAGACTGTCAGGATAAACTCGATGAAGAAAGCACGCAGCCTGCGCGAAGCGCTGATTAAAGCCGTCCCGCAGCTTGAAACAAACCCCGAAATGATGCGCATCTTTGCCGATGAGGGCAATATCGATGCGCGGCTCGCGGCCTCGCTGTCGCATGAGAAAATTTACACCCTGAATGTGATCGTGTGTGACTTTGTGGGCGACCCCGATTTGATATTCGTGCCGGTGGCCGCATGGTTGCGTGAGAATCAGCCGGATATCTGCACGCTCGATGACGGACGCAAAAAGGGCTACCGTTTCCAGATGGATTTAAACGACGGGGACAGCGTCGACATCAGCATCAGCCTGCAGCTCACCGAGCGCACCCTCATCAAAGAGGAAAACGGCGCGCTGCACGTAAGCTATGCCCCTGAGCCGCCGCTGCCGGAGCCCGTCACCCGGCCAAAAGAGCTCTATATCAATGGCGAACTGGTGAGCAAATGGGATGAGTGAATTTAAGCCCTTTGACGACCGGCTCAATGGCCTGATTGCTGCCCTGTCACCCGCTGCGCGCCGCAAGCTGGCCGGAGAGATAGCGAAGGAGTTGCGCAAGTCGCAACAGCAACGTATCAAGCTGCAGAAAGCCCCGGACGGCTCGCCGTATCAGGCGCGAAAGCGTCAGCCTCTCAGGGCTAAGACCGGACGGATTAAACGGGCGATGTTCCAGAAGCTCAGGACAAACCGGTACATGAAAGCCACTGGCCGTGAAAACAGCGCGGTGGTGGAATTTTCCGGCAAGGTGCAGCGCATCGCGCGCATCCATCAGTATGGCCTTAAAGACAAGCCAAACGCATACGCTCAAGACGTGCAGTACGCAGAACGCCAGCTACTCGGATTTGATCGGAAGGAAAAATATCTTATTGAGAGATTGTGTATTAACTATTTATGATAATTATTGATAATTTTAACTCCCCCGAGTTTGACATTATAAATCTCGGGGGCTGCCTGCTACTAAGCTAACAAGTCATGTATCTGGATTTTTCCAAAAACATCGTGTTTCGCTATTTGAAACTTGAGGTGCGAAAGTTCTTTGTTTTTCTTGGCCTCGGTAATTATATGTGAAATATGTTCTTGTTTAGTGTTGTAACCAAAAATCAAAGAGTCAAATGCATCGTAAGGAATCTTTTTTAAGTTTATCTCTGGGTATTCGTTATGATAGTCTTGCATGTCAGGAGGGGTTTCAATTTTAATATTCGGCTTTATAGTTTTACCGCTGTTTTTTTCGCATTGACTAAGTGGGCAAATGATTCTTGATTCATTTTCACTAGCCCAATTCTCAGCTTTTGAGTATAAAAGCTTTTCAGCAAAATCAACGATGTCTATATTGTTGTTCTGCAGTGAGTTTATGACCTCAATAGGTGAGGTGAAATTATTTGTTTTAAAGTTATTTAGAGGGTAGCCGTTTAGTCTGATCATTCCTTTGAAATAAGTAAGGGAAGCTCTCTTTTCAGGGTTGTAGTTCACTTCTTTAGGAGGATAGATTTTGAAGAAATAATGGTCTTGCTTGAATTTTAAAGCAAGCCCCTCACCGCTATTGGCATAATAGGTCCACATGTTTTCATTTGTGTCGGAATTGCATAGTGAAAATACTCCTAACTTACAGCTTATGGTTTCCACTAAATAATCATTTATTAATGCTGCAATTTTATTTAACTGTTCTTGATCAAAGGCTTCCATTGTTTTGAAACCTTCTTGATGTAGCATGTGAGGGAAGCTATCTCCATATCTAATTCCGATAGGCTTTAAAAAAACCTCCAGTTCTTCTTTTGATGGTGTATAAGATGCTATTCTTTGGTTTTTAGAAAATTCTCTTTTTGCCCATTCATAATCTGCGGGTGAGAATTTATTGAAGTACGGGAGTAACCTCGATTCGCTACCCATATCGTTAAGGAACTTGGGTTGGGTCATTCTGAATAACCCATTCGAAAGGAAATTGTATCTTGGTAGTAAACTTTCAAATTCAGAGTTTTTTGTTAGCCCATAATATTTAACCAGCATATGTATTTCCTAGGTTAACGCGACGAGTTGATGATTTTAAGTTTATTATATGATTATGCACTTATAGGAATTTTGAGGCAATTTCTAATTTATTAATATGCTTTTGATTCCAAGTTGGAAGTCATTCCTCGTTGTATCAGACCTGGTCAAACCTACTTAAATTGCCACTGGCCTCGCCCGGCGGCATCCTTTCCCCATGAATAATCTAAATTCTATGCAGGAAATCGCACGCGCGATCCGCAACCTTATCCGCACCGGCATCGTGACCGACGTCGACCACGACGAGGGGCTTTGTCGTGTCCAGACCGGCGGCATGGAAACCACCTGGCTGAACTGGCTGACCTGCCGCGCCGGTCGCTCGCGCGTATGGTGGGCTCCGTCCGTTGGCGAGCAGGTGCTTTTACTGGCGATCGGTGGCGAGCTCGATACGGCATTTGTGCTGCCCGGCATTTTCTCGGATGACCATCCCGCGCCGTCTGCCTCCCCTGATGCGCTTCATGTTTCCTTTCCTGACGGGGCGGTTATCGAGTACGAGCCCGAAAACGGTGCGCTCACCGTGTCAGGCATCAAAACCGCAGACGTCACCGCGTCTGAGTCCATTACGGCCACCGTGCCGGTGGTGCTGGTGAAAGCGTCGAGCCGCATCACGCTCGATACGCCGGAGGTGGTTTGCACCAACAAGCTGACAACCGGCACGCTCGAAGTGAAGAACGGCGGGAAGATGAGCGGGAACATCGAGCACACCGGCGGGACACTGAAATCAAACGGCGTGCAGGTGGATAACCACGCGCACGGCAACGTACAGAGCGGCGGTAGCTGGACTAAGGGGACGCAATGACGGTGCGTTATCTGGGAATGAACAGCCAGACCGGCCTCAGTATCTCTGAGGTTGAGCATATCCGGCAAAGCGTGCGCGACATTCTGGTCACGCCGGTTGGGTCACGCGTCATGCGCCGTGAATACGGCTCGCTCCTGTCGCAGATGATTGACCAGCCGCAGACCCCGGCGCTGCGCCTGCAGATTATGGCCGCGTGCTATTCCGCGATCCAGAAGTGGGAGCCACGCGTCAGCCTCACGACCATCACCTTTGAACGGTCGGAGACCAGCGGCGGGCTGTATGTCGACATCACCGGCACCCGCTCAACCGGCGGCCAGCCTTTTTCACTCACCATTCCACTGAGTTAAACGCTATGGCAATTGTTGACCTTAACCAGCTCGCCGCGCCTGACGTGG